ATATTCTCCCTTTTCGTTTGTGATTAAATTACCATCTTTGTCAACTGATGCAGCATCTAAACGAATTTCTTCACGCTTATCGTTGAAATCATCAATAAATGGCCTTAATCTTTCGCCAATCTTAACTAATTTTTTTTGACCTTTTGTCTTTGCCTCGCCTACATTCGCATTTAAAAGCTGAATTAGGTTTAATAAATCTGCATTTGTTTTCATTCTTTTGTTGTTTTTTTATTGCAATATAACAAATTTATACAATACGAACATAACCACTACCATCACGATATAAATCGCCAGCAATTAAGCCAGTAGATGTGTTTGGAATATTGTTCATATTAACCGTATTGTGCTTTATTGACATTGCTTCGATCCATACCGCAGTAGATGCTTTTGCTACAACAAATTTAAGAGTTGAATTTACCGATAAGTTTGGCGCAGTAGCATAAACAAATCCAGCTTGTCCGGTATTATCGTAACCTAATCCAACACCTGCATAGGTAGATTCATTCTGCATTACCCTAACCATTGCGTAAAACTGTGTGCTTCCCAGCTTAGTTGTAATATTGGTATTTCCGTTAGCGTGAATATTTAAAGCTAATGAAGCATTAGCAGCAGAGCTTGCACCAATGTAAACCCTACCATTGTTTTCAATTCTCATTATCTCCCCTGATGCTCCTGCTGGCTGGAATCCTATTAGGTTATTGCTTCCGTAAGTAGCATGGTAAACACCTGAATTAGTTAATGATGTTGGGCTTGACCACATCGCAAGGTAATTAGTTGTACCTGCTCCCGAAATTCCACCTCCTCCACCAGTTCCAATAGGAGTACCATTTACCTTAAATGTACCCGTAATATTAACATCTCCTGATACTTGCAATGCGCCTCCACCAGTAATACCAGTTGTGCCGATTCCTACTATTGAGCCATTGTCAAAAATATTAGAATTGCCAATGTAATTTGAGCCTGTCCATTTGGTAACATAATTAGTAGTCTGAGTACCTGCAAAGACATTACCTCCGCCTCCACCACCGCTTCCGATAGGTACTCCGTTAATCTTAAACTGACCGCTAATATTTACATCGCCATTTACTTGCAATATTCCGCCTCCGCTGATTCCTGATGTAGTACCTAATAGCATATTCTTTGAACTATCAAGTCGCATTGCCTCAGAGAATCCAATATAGAATCCTAAGAAGCTTGCATTTATAGCCATCGGAATTGCGCCATAAGTATTATTTACCGCATTCATGAATATAGAATCATCAGCGGAGAATAAAGTAGTTCTACCAATACCAAAGTTTAAGTTAGTAAATGGCTGAACGGTAAAACGATATAATGGATTAGATGTATTAATTGCAAAATCACTGCCGTTATCATAAGCAATAGAGTTAGTAACTGATGTAGAGCTTGACCATTTAGTTATGTAATTGGTAGTTCCTGCGCCTGATATACCTCCGCCTCCGCCAGTACCGATTGCAACACCATTAACTCTAAATGCTCCCGTAATGTTAATATCTCCATTTACATCTATCTTGTAAGCTGGATTGACTACACCAACTCCGACATTGCCAGTATTATAGTAAATGCTTGTGCCGTTTGTTGTCCATTGTGTAGATGGCGATGTAGTGGTTAATACATTGCCACTTGAATCAAATGCAAGATAACCTGCTACCGTACCAGTAAACGAAGATGTAGATGTGTAGAAAGGGAATGTCAATCTACCTGATGAAATCCCTTTTACATAGTTTATTAACTCCGATAAATCAGTATTTTTTGACATTCTATTTTACATTAATCTTGTTACCGTTACAACTAAATTACCTCCGTATGTTGCAAAATTTGCTAATCTTAAACCTAATCCTGATGCAACTTGCCCACCTGCTGAAAGGTTTCTTGCAAACATTTGTGGCCCATTACCAACATGGGATGATACCATGATTGCAAATTCGTTATCTTGGCCACCTCCGTTTGATTGTACTGGCATCCATAAAAATGAGCCATAAGCAATATATGGATTATCTCCACCCCATTGTAATCTAATTAAATAAATACCACCACCTGCAAGCTGATTTGATGGAACTATTGTTTGTGTGCTTGTCCAAGAGCCGCTTGTTGTATAACTCCAAGATGCACTACCAGCAAGCAATAAATCATTTGATGAAATTGTTCCAGTAACATGCAATCTTGTTGCTGGATTTGTGTTACCAATACCAACAAAACCATTTGATAATATGCGCATTTTTTCAGTATAAGCTGAATCACTCCTTGTATTAAATACTAAATCTGCGCCTAATGCTGATGAAGTTTTTGCGCTTATTGATGCTCTTGGATGTATTGTACCTGCAAAATCTTTTGCACTAAACATTAATGAAGCATCATTACCAACTCCGTAGCTTACCGTATTTACAATGTTGATTGTACCATGATTAACATCAATTGAATTTTGGTCATTTTCAACTCTTAATACTCCATTATAAGATGCGCTACCAACAATTTTAACTTTTTCAATAGATGTTACCGCAGTTGTTCCAACTAATAATTGACCACCTGATGCGATACGCATTCTTTCGGTATCGTTAGTATAAAACATCAATGGCTGAGCTATCTGCGAATTAATTGCAATACCACCACCATTTAATGAACCAATATATCCTTGTGCTGTTGTTCCAATATTAAATCCTAAAATTGGATAAGCTGCATCAGTAATACTTAATTTTTGTGTAGCATTTGCGCTGCCAATTCCAATATTACCATTTGATAGAATTCTTAATCTTTCAACTCCATTAGTGTATAATTGAATAGTATTTGAATTACTACCCATATATAAATCGCCTGCACCTGAATATAAAAATCCTTTATCTACTCCATTTAATTGAAATAAAATACCTGATGTGCTTGATACTGAATTTAAAACTATTGATTTATTAAATGCAGTTGCAGAAGTAGTTCCAATTAATACGGTATCAGCAATAACATTACTACTAAATCTTGCTTGACCAGTAACATCTAATGGATAAGCAGGTGCAGTAGTTCCAATACCAACAAAACCACCCTGAGTTATCCTCATTTTTTCGGTAGTATTGGTGCTGAAAATAATATTGTTTGTTATTGTGCCATTGCCTGCTGATCCATATCCAGTAATTGAAGCATTACCATTTGGTGTACCTATTGTCCAAGTTGATTGTTGTGTGTACAAATTGTATGCAAACATATCGCCAACAACATGAAGCTTATAGGATGGTGTAGCAGTATTAATACCAACATTAGTACCATTATCAAAAATTAATGAATTATTGATTGATGAAGTGCCATTCCATTTAGCAACATATCCCGAAGTACCAGTACCAGTAACCGATCCAGTACCAACAGCAACTCCATTAACACGATAAGTACCAGTAATATTTACATCGCCTGAAACATCAACTCTATATGCAGGATTTGTTAAACCAATTCCAAGATTACCCGAAGAATTTAATCGCATCCTCTCAGATGCATTAGTCAGGAATCGAATATAACTTGATGCACCACTAAATGAGCTTCCCTCAATCGCAGCAAACTCAGATGAGCCATAATCAGCAAATACTAATTGATAACCACTACCTGCATATAATCCACCATCTTGTGAAGCAATAACTCCGTTTGTAACTTTAAATACCTTTGTGCCAGTTGCAAAATCTACATAAACACCATTGGCATCTTGTCTAACAATGCTATTAGTCAAATTAGAACTTCCTGACCATAATGGTAAATAACCTGCCGTTCCACTTCCAGTAATTCCCGATGTTAAGCTTGCAGTATAGTTAATAATATCAACAATATCATTTGCTACTACACCAGTTGCTAATACTACGGTAGTGCCATTTGTAGCAGTATAATCGCCTGCATTTAATCTTGCACCATTGACGAATACATCTACCAATCCAGCAGTATATCCGCCTACGATTGTAAATGTAGTTTGTCCAGCAGTAGCCACAAAAGAAGATACATTGCGCATTCCCGATCCAACCGAAATTGACCAGCTTCTATCTGCGCTTAGATCGTAAGCAGTACCATTAATTGTTAATGTTCTGCTTTGTGGAGTATATACCGTATTATCGTAGCTAATAACACTACCAGTAGCCTTAACGAATCCGGTACCAAATAATGGCTGTTGCTTAGCACTAAAATAGTTCCAATCCGTAGAGCTTAAATATCCATCAGTAGTTGCATCTGCTTTGGTAATTGATAAAACATTTGATGCAATGCTTAATGGAGAAGTTGCACTTAATGGCAACTGAATCGAAGCATTTTTCCAAACTGATAACGCTGAATCGTAAACTAAACCTTGATTGTTAGTAGGTGTTGTTATCTTGACATTATGCAATTCATCAAGCTCATATCCGTTGTCTACCTTAACAAAGATTTTACCATTGTTCGCATGAGCATAAACAACCCATCCAATGATAATAGTATGGTTAGGAGCTTGTGGCTTTACATTAGTTAAATATCCAGCATGAGTAGGAGATAGGTAAAGGATATCGCCATCTACCCAAGTTTCTGCACCTAAGTAAGATTTAGCACCAGTAGTATTGATTTTCTTAACCTCTCCTGATGTCGTAATAAATCCCTCTTGATTATCACTAATGCTTTCAGTTACTAATCCAATCGTAGTAGCTGAGTTGGCATCATTGTTACCTTGTGCTAATACTACTGCAAGCCTTTGACCTTGTGCGCCTCCCTCAGCAACCGAACGAATTCTAACTGCTTTAAAATCAGCTTCATTTAATGTTGCGCCAGTTTTATTTACAACTCGAACTACTTCTTCTTGACCAATCTGCAAAGTAACATTGCCGCCTTTTAAAATAAGGTCAGCAGTTCCATCAGTATCATTCCAAGTAATTGTGCCTGCTACCGTTGGAGGATTAGTAGGAGTTAAATCTAAGCCAAACCAATTTGACTTAATTCCCCATTCTCCTAAGTCAGAGTTTTTGTATGCACCTAAATATGGAATCTTGTCATTGCTATCAGAGATTTCAACATATACCTCATCAATCGAATCCCATCGCCAAAACTTATTGTCATCTAATGTGATATAATAAGTATCAGTATCTCCAATTGTTGGCAGGTCAGCAAAGCTTTCATACTCTTCGATAGAGAGATTATTTTCTCCTCTATTGATGTTTACCTCAACTAAGCTTGGAGTAATGTTTAGAGTTACATTATCAGTTGCATCCGTAACCGTAACATCAACAATATTTACACAAGTATTTGCATCTACCGTTACAATCTCAGTGATAAGTTCTTGTGTTACATCAATATTAACCTCCACCACCGATGGAGTAATTGTCAATTCTACATTCTCTACTTCTTCGAGAACATTGATGTCAATAATTTGGTCAGTTGGCTGCGCAGAAACAAGTATATTATTTGTGATTTCCGTTACACCAATTTCGATGTTTTCATCACACATATTAACGAGTTATTTCAGGAGTAATATTAAATAAACCAGCAATGTAAGTCTTGACAACTCCACTTGCAAAAGTAATTTGAATATCATATTGGTAGGTATCAGCAGGTATATCAATGATTTGCTCGTTGATTTTAAACTGACCTAATGCAGCAGCAGTAATTGTGATCCCTGCCGAGCCTGCCGATGTAAGCGATAAAGCTGGTGTTACATCGTTTGCATTCTTGCGCAACTGCATCTTAATAACTGCACCAGTTAAGTTTACTGCTACCGTATCAATCTTTAATTCAAAGGCTACCTGATTGAAAGTATCGCCTTTTATATGTGTGAAATTAAGACTCATTGCTTATCTTTTTTAAAAATATTTCTAACTTTTTTACATTCTTTTCTTTTGGCTTGTATTTGCCTCTACAAGTACCAGCCTCCGAAGTCTGCTTGTTTATCGGGATAGACATCTGCATTTGAATTTGTATTGTATTCAGGAAAGCTTGATTGATTAAAGCTCATATAATCAATAAATCTACGAGTATAATTTTGAGCAATGCTCCTTTCCTTTTCAACTAAAAAATCAACCTCTGATTTCTCCACATTGGTACTATTTTCGCTACCATGCTTATAGACTCCTTTATTAGCAATCGTGTAAGCTGCGAATGGCATATACTCAACCATTGACCAATGTATAACCATTGGCTTAATATACACATTTAAAAGCATTAAATATGGATTTGCTAAGTTGTTGTTAACAATTCCATCGTTGATTTTATTAAAAAGCTTTGTGCCAAGATAATTCTGAATGTGAATGTCTTGTGCAACCTTTACCCATTGAATGAATTTATCAGTATCTATATTGCCATTTAAGGCAGTATATTTAACAATGTCATCACGAGTTACAAATAATGCTTGTGCCATGTTTATTTATTTCGGTAAAAATCCTTGATTGGGCATATTAATTGGCTTCTGATATACTCTTTTATCAACCGTTGGTAATATTTCGCCCGCCTTTCTTGCTTGTGCTGGTGTAACCTCTTCGCTTCCTTTTCTACGAGGATCAGTAAAACGCTTATATGTTTCTCTTGTCCAAAAGTGATGGCAAGCTCCGCCTCCTTTATATAAGAAAATATCGTAAGTATCAGTTCCATTAGGGCCCCATCCCTCGTTGGTATTTGGCTTTGTACTCATTAAATGAATATCTTCTTTACGATATAGCTTATTTGCCTTTAACATCTTTCTGCAAAACTCACGAGAATTAGCAGAAACTTCGCCACTATAACGATATCTGCTCATGAACAATTTGCCATCTTGTGATGATGGTAAATTTGGTCTTGCTACACCAGTAGTAACAAACTCCCAAACCTTAGAAAGTAATGATTTCTCAGGATTGTTTAAAGCTTCAAGCTCTGCATCAAGTCTTGCCTCATCTTCGTAATTAACTGGTCTTGAATCAATCAATTCCCATTCAGTTAAATCAATCTCCTCGCCAAACTCTTCGATGTCTAAATTATCAATATGAGAAGATAGCTTTACACCAGTTTCTTCTTCCATTGCATCCTTATTTACAACTGGCGATAAGTCAGTAAATTCTAATGGCTGCAAAGTCTTGAAATACAAATTTAAACTAATGCCATTGAATGCTAAAATCTCATCAAACATATCGCAAAGATTCTCTTGGAATGGTCTGATAATCATATTGTCGAACAAGACAAAAGCATTCTTTAATTCATCAGCATTAGAGCTAAATCCGTTTGCAGATGGAATACCAAATAATAAACCTGATGTTACACCATGCCCTAAAAGAATCTTGCCTCTTGACTCTTCGCTTAAATAAGAGTAATGCTCAGGAGCATTGTTTAATGGAACTGAATCAATCGTAGTTTTCTTTGTTTCATCGTTATTGAAAGCTACAATCGTTTTAACACCATGCGATCCCGAAGTTTTGCGCTTAACATCGTTAGATATTAATTCTTGTTTTTCTTCATCGGGAATTCCGTTGTTAAAATTAATAATAGTAGTAGGAGCAAAACCATTTTGTACATCATTAATTAAGTAGTCTGCAATTTCTTCCTCTAATTGAGCATAAGGCAATGCGCCTAAATAATCAACATTGGAATAGTATTTTTGTCCAATAGTATAATTACCAACTGATATTAATTCTAAGGTCTTATCTCCATATCCAAAAGCTGGGATGCGCTTAGGCGGAAATTTCTTTGTGTCCTGCCAATTATCGCTATAATAGTAACCAGTAATCTCGCCTTTCTCGTTGCACTTTTCTACACGAATATTCATTGTAGGCATGTGCTCTACACGAACAATAGAATTCTTTGCTTTGTTGTAAATCAACTGCAAATATCCTTGTCCTAAACGCTTGTAATCAACAACCAATTTCTTCACAACATCCTTGCGAAGTAACATCTTCATCTGAGCATATTCATTTGGCTTACGATTAGAATCAGTCGCATCTAAGCCTTTGCCATAAATAAGCTTGGTAATTGAGTTGATTACTGAGTTGTTAGTAGTAGAGTTATTATACCGGTCATTTAAATAACCATAATAATCGTTATTATCGCCAAACTCAACCCAGTTATTCTTGTTGCTTTCGATTGATTTAGGAGCTTTGTATGCCTCCAATTCCACGAAGTGAATATTACTCATAGAAAATTATGTTTTGATTGTGTGCAACATACTCATCTTTGTTAACTGAATATGTATCAATATCTTGGTTAGTACAAAATACTTTATCAAGATACACTAAATCCGTATTATTCTTGATAGTCATGGTGTAAAAATGTCCTTGCTCTAAGGCTACAATCCTACTAAATTTTAAATAGAAACTTTCAGCAGTACAAGTAATTGCATACTCAACTTCTACATTGGTAGTTTCGTTGCGCAAAAATAACTTGTTAGCAGTTGCAAGTCGTGTAGGTATAAATTTAACCTCTTGCGCTAATGCTGATTCTCTCAATATTATCATAATTAATAAACGATAATAGTATAGGTTTGTTTTT